CGCACCCATTCGGACAATAGAGGTATCGGTTAGGGAATGGTTCTTTAATCGATAGGGACATTTGTCCCGATTCACATCAAGGAAATCAAAATGACTTTATCTACACACATCACCACAGCTTTGTCTCACGCATTGGCATACGCGGACGCTATCGATCTCGCTCGCAAGGACGCGAAGGGTATGACGCGTGACGCGGTGCGCGACGTTATCTTGCCCATCGTGGCAAGCAAGTTCGGGGTGACGCTCAAGGACGGCGAGGGCAAGGCCAAGGGCACGAAGGTACTCGACAAGGACGCGACCAAGTACGAAGCGGCCAAGAAAGCGGCTCAGAGATTATTGAAGGACATCTGTGGTGACGCATCGTCAGGCAAGCAAGAGGAGATCGAAGTGCCTGCTGAGTTGGTCGAGATGGCCAAGAAGCTGGCGAAGCTCGCTCAGAAGTACGAGGGTGCTCGATCACTGGCATCGAAAGCAGTTGCCATTGCATTTGCTCAATAATCATCGGGGACACTTGTCCCTGTTCTTCCCCGACACCGCACGAGAGAGGCTTGTGCGGTGTTTCAATTCTTGTCCAATCTAGGAGATCATCATGACTAAAACAAACTTCGGCAACATCAAGGTGGGCGATAGCTTCATCTTCGGTGTGTACATCTACAAGCGGGTCAGCGCATACCAAGCGATCAACTGCCACGACTACACAACCCGCAAATTCAAACTCGACCAATCGGTCGAAGTCGCCACAAACTAAGGAGTTAATCATGAAACCATCAGCAGTCATCTCGCACATCTTGTGCTCACTCACACTCGTGACATCCATCATCGTAGGCTTCAACGGCATGAACGAGTACGGCGTTGCCCCATTGTGGGCATTGCTCACGCTTGGCGGATCGTTCTTGCTAGGCTTTCAATTCATGCTCATCATCACAGGAGAGTAATCATGCGCTCATTCATACAACCTCGCATCACAGAAGTCGGCATCGTCACCATCAGAGGGCGTGACTTCCATATGCAGACCATCAGCTACGGCTCACGCCATCAGGTTCACATCTTTCGCAAGGGTGCATTGCATCTGCGTGGCATGGTGTTTGAGACGCAGGCACTCTACGATCAATGGAAGAACGGCATGCACCAACTCGACCTGCCCTTTTGATGGGGACATTTGTCCCCGTTCTAAGATTATTGACAGTCTCAGTGATTATTGTGTTGTTTTTTGGCACAATTTCACGATGTCCGTGCCTATGCAAAAGTGGACGAGCGTACAGACACCCCGCAACCCGCATGGATATTGGCCTGCACGATTTTGCGTCCACTATATATATACTTTTATTATTATTAATATATATATATAAGAGTGTGTATAAGGGGGTGCATTTATTTTTCTTCAAGCCTTTTTTCTTTAAAGCCTTTTGCTCTTTTTGAAAAAGTATGTATATGCTGGACGCATTTCGCTGTATCATACTATCCATGCGGGCTAGCGCCTGTCTACCCAATCGTCCGCGTTCATATAGACACGGACGCAACCCCCTAAAATGTCAACCACGCACCTAGAAAGGTTCAATAATCATGTACGAAAGCTATCTCAAGCTCACCCCCAACGAGTTGCACATGCACCTAGCCCGAAGCCAACACAAACGGCATCCTGCGGAAATTCAGTACATCAAAGATAAAGTTGCGGCTATGAAGGAGGCGATACGCGTTGATAAAATCACGCGTGCCAACAGACGCACCGAGTGGACGAAGGTGCTTGCACCTCTGAGGTACGAACTCAACAGTGCCAAGGTGGGCAGGGCTTACAACGGGGACACTTGTCCCCATCGCATCGAAGCGTTCGATGCCTACATCGCAGTGATGGAGAAGTTGAACGCTATGCTTGCGCACCCAGCCAAGGTGCTGGAGAAGACACCCATACAGATGGCCACGGCTAAAAACTTGCCCAACAATGGCGAGCACTGGACTGACTGGATACCGCAGAGAATAAAGACGCCCATCAGTGAGGCGTTCATGGAGATACCCCATAAGGCCAAGGCCAAGCGCAAGATACCTTTCTTGCGGACAGTCACGCCCAACTTACACGCCAAGGCCAAAAAGAGATTATTGAGTAAAACAACCAAGGAGATGCAAACCTTGGAGACCCGCATCCTCATGCAACCAACCGAAGAAAGGCAAGACCAACTCAAGAAGATGAAAGCAGCACTCAAGATTATTGAGAACATCGAAGACAACGGTTTCGTGCCTGCCTCGTGGCGAGGCATAGCCCTCGACTGAGGGCGACCAGTTTCACTGATGGGGACATTTGTCCCCATGGGAATTCCCTTGGGAATCCCTTTACGCAACGCCTGTCGGCGCCGAGCATCACGGCTCTACTAAAAACTCAAATCACGGAGAAGCATCATGGCAACTAAAGCCAAACCTAAACACAAAACAAACAGCATGTTCATCCACGACCTGATGTGTGACTCACAGCAAGGGCCACTCATGCAGGCGTTCATCATCGAGGCGATACACGCCTACTCAAAACAAACCAAGGTCGCACCGCCATGGTCTACAGATAACACGTTCATCAGCGAAGCTGCTTGGCGTGCGTGTGCTGACGAGGCACTGGACGCTATCAACAACAGGAACAAGTAACAACCCATCGGGGACAGGGACAAATGTCCCCATTCATAGCAACTCAAGGAGAAAATAAATGTCAAACAATACGACATACAACCCCGCAGATATGTGGCTCAACATTCAGCTTTCCATGAACGCTGTTAGATCCGTGCTCCACGCCAGACGCTTGGAGTGGCTCAACTCAGACGATGAGGATGTGATGCGTGCTTGCAACGCCTATCGTGCTCAACGTGGATGGGTGAATGACCAGATGGAGCGATTCACCATGCACCCTGTCATCAAAGCAGCTATCGAGGCGTGCCGTCCCAATGACTGGCATCAGTTGTTCCTCGAATGGCCTCATGTATCCCAAGGTGATCGCTCCAAGATTGCCTACACCCAGAACGAGGCCAAGGGTATACGTGACATCCAGACTGTCACCTCGGTGGGCAAGTATCTGCATCGTCATTTCGATATGCCTGACCACACCATCCGTGATCTTGTTGCGCGGTATGGTTCAGCATCATCATTCAAGTTCGTGCATACCACTGCCGAGATGATCTACCATCTACACAAGGGCCCAGGTTCTTGCATGGTCTGGCGTGAGGATCGCGGTATCAACTGTCGTGACGGCGTGACTCGTCATCCCTACGAGGCATACGATCCCAAGTATGGCTGGCACATGGCCGTGCGCATCGAGGGTGATGAGACTGTTGGCCGTGCGCTATGTATGACCAGCCCCACTGACGACAAGAAGTACTATGTCAGGACGTACGCTCGGCCATCCAACCACGGCGGGTACAGTGAGACCGACAACGGCATGGAGAACTGGCTCACCGAGCAGGGCTACCACAAGCGCGACTGCTGGCGTGATGGCGAGAGGCTTGCGTACCACGAGACGAACGATCACTTCCTTGCACCATACCTTGACGGCGGTGAGAAGCGTGTGACGCTTGACGTAGGCAACAGGTGCGTTGTGGTCGACAATGATGGCGAGTATGTCTGCGACCAGACAGGCGGTGTACCTACGGATGACAGCGGTGACTACTTCGACTGCGAGGACTGCGGTGATCGTACCCCTGACGATGACGGCTATTGGGTCGGACGTGGTGAGGACACCCGTGTCTGTGAGTCGTGTCTCAGTAACAACTATACCTATGTGTACGGCAGACGTGGGGCTCAGTACCATGTACACAACGACAATGCGGTGTATGTCGACTCTCAAAGCGAGAGCTACGACGTGGACTACCTTGATGACAACGAGATCATCGAGCTTAACAACGGCGAGTACGCACCGCTTGACGAGGCAGTCGAGATCAATGGCGACTGGTACACGATAGACGATGAGCGTGTGTGTCGCTTCGAGGATACCGATGAGTACGGCTTGACCGAGGACGGATGGCAGTGCGAGCAGTCGTGCAACTGGTACACCGATGCTGTTGACTATGTCGAGGTAGATGGATGCAAGTATCACCCTGACAATGCCCCTGCTACTGACGATGCCGAGGACGATGGCGAGGACGATGGCGATACTGCCGTAGCTGTTGCCCCTGTCGTTACTAAGCCCGAGGCTACCATGCTGACGATGGAGATGCTCAGTGAGGTCGCTCTAGTTGAGGACTACAGAATTGCGGGTTCCTTCGTTCGGTTCAGCATGACGCTACTGCATGACGGGGTCAAGCTGTTCGGCCATCGTGATGTACCTGCTCATCACATCCAAGCCTTTGGCTTCGACCAAACACGCATCAATATGCGCAAGATCATCAGCACCGAGTTGATGTACATGGCATCGATCAACGCTAACAATTCAATCTAAGGAAACAATCATGACTAAACGTAAACAACAACCCATCATCGTACGTACACTTGAACGTGCGCTATCCCGCAAACGTCCACACAAGACGCATGAGGTATCCAACTTCACCGCATGGCTGTTCGAGCATCTGCCTGCTGAACTCAAGTCATTCACATTCGTTGATGGTGCGGGCAACTTGCACATCGATGCGCGTGGCACGGGTAGCCGTACTCTGTTCATCGCTCACGTTGACACTGTCCATCGTGACACAGGTGTCAACAAGATCAAGAAGACACAGACGCATTGGTATGCAGACGGCGCTCCTCTCGGTGCTGATGATGGTGCAGGCTGTGCCATGCTCATGCATCTCATCCATTCAGGTACTCGTGGCTACTACATCTTCAGCCAAGGCGAGGAGTGCGGTGGCATCGGCGCCAAGCACATCGCTGACAAACACAAAGACTTACTCAAGCAGTTCGACAGAGCCATTGCGTTCGACAGGCGTGGTATCGATAGCGTTATCAGCCATCAGGGTATGGGTCGCTGTGCCTCAGATACATTCTGCCAAGCCCTTGCATCTGCGCTCAACGAGCACAACGACAACCTGATGTACTCTCCTGACGACACAGGCGTGTACACCGACACTGCAGAGTTCACCGATGACATCCCCGAGTGCACCAACATCAGTGTCGGTTACTACAACGAGCATGGTGATCGTGAGAACCTTGACATCGTTCACTTTGCTGCTCTCGCTATTGCCGTGGCCAAGCTCGATTGGGAAGCCCTGCCTACTGATCGTGACCCGACTGTGCCTGACTACAAGGACTATGGCTACGCCACATACAACAAGAACTGGTGGTCAAGCTACGGCGTGTACAAGGATGACATGGGCGCTAAGAACGATCTGATTGTGCCAGCCAAATGGCATGACGACGAGGAGTACTTCGAGACAGAGATTCTGTTCGATGCTCTCTACGATGCGCAAGCTGGGTACTACGATGACATCATCAACCTGATCGCCGAGTGTGTGTATCCCGAAGATCCAGTGTTCGCTATCAAGTTCTTGAGCAAGCGCAAGCTGACTGACGATTTATTAGAAGAGGCCAAGCAGATGGCCCGAGCCTACGATGCACCGACTGTGCTGTGCACACTGTTCGATGCTATTCATTGTGAAGCTTAACCAAAGGAGAGAGAAGATGACTGCAATAACTAAGACACAGATGGTAAACGCCTGTGCTGACTACGAGGTAGATTGGTTCTTTGACAGAGAGCCTGCGGAACAGAGGGAAGTGTTCCGACACATCCAACTGCATGGGTTTAGAGGGTTCATCAACTACCCTGATGATAACTTGTTTGCCATATGTGTAGACAAGGGTGTTTTTTTAATGGAGGAATGATATGAACGGACTAGACAACCACTACGCCAACATGTTGGCAGATCATCAACGCATGCTCGATGAGCAAGCACAAAAGGAGGAAGAGATGGATAGTTTCAAAGACAAGATAGCGTTGCTACTTGAAGAGAACCACCCCGCTGAGTTAGAGAGGCTTACGGGTGTGGACGATACAACGTGCAAAAAAGTCGTGCACCAGCTATATATGGAAGGGTTCAATGACCAGAACTGTTGGGAGCCTGAGAGGGTAGGTGACATCTGGGTCATCTTCGGCAAGAACTTCTCAGGTGAGTGGATAGATGAGGAGGGCGAGTATCGAGGGTTCGATACCAAGCGCGAAGCTAACGACTACATCAAGGAGACATTCAAATGAAGCTATCTAAAGAATCAGTACGTAACTTGCAGTTCATTGAGGCTGACCTGCGCGACTACATGAACGACCCGTCCGACTTCACCTGTGAGTACATCGAGAATGTGCATGAGCTACTCAAGGTGGTGCTGACTACCACAGGTATTAAACTTTTACAAGAGGAGAAACAATAATGATGACACCATGGGAGAAATTCGAAAGAGTAGTACTTCTGTTAGCGGTAATAGTACTTATTGCCGATTTATATTATTGGAGACCCTATTGACATCTGTCTACTCTTGGACAAATAATGGACGCATAAGGAGAAACTAATGCAAAACACACCCTACGACACGGGTAAGGTCAAGATCGGCCTTACCTACACACCACCGCCCCCTGAATGTACGCCTGAGTCCGACTGGATACAGGGCATATTGCTTGGCGACAAGCAGGGGATGGATGACCTACTGCTCACCACAATACAGTCCATCGGGCTCATTGCTTTTATCGTAATCGTCATGCTACTTACAGGAGGAACCTCAAATGCCTGACATCCAAACCGCCTTCAAATCGGCACTAACTAAAACCCTAACTGAGTGGGATGACGATGAGGGGACAAATGTCCCTGTTCCTTCCTCTGCCCAACCAGTGTCAATCTCTTCTGTAACAACTCAGGGAATTCCCATGGCCAAGAAAACTTTTAACGTGACCAACAACGTATCCCGCGTAACCTTTGACTACATCAAGAACAACCCCGGCTCCACACGCAAGGAGATCATTCAAGCCCTCGAATATCAGGGGTTTGGTGGCGGGTCAGTCTCTAGCCTGATCGCGCAGATGCGACGCAACAAAATGATCCACGAGAACGGCGGCCTGCACTATGCAGACATCGAGGAGTACCGCCCAATCAAGACGCTCAAAGCAATGAACAAGGAGAAAGACGCTACACCTAAACGCAAGTACGAGAAGAAAGCCGTGACAGGTATCGGTGCGTTGCTACGCGAGAAGTTGATGGACATGCCTGAGCCTAGCAAAGAAGCACTGGATGCAGCTATGAGAGCAATGGGTGGGGTTACCGCGTCTGAGCCATTGCTGCATACAACACAACGCAGAGCGTTCGTGTCCCTCGTGCGTACGCAAGATCCTGACGAGATCATCAAGAAGCTCACAGTATTCCAAGCGCGGGAGTTGTACGACCGCCTCAAACAAATCTTTAACGCGTAATTTAGAAACATCAAGGAGAAAACAAAATGGCTACCAAAAATCAAATCGAAACAACATACGTAATTTCCCCACCCAAGTTCGCTACTGTGGACTTGATCTTAGAAGGCATCGCACCTCTGGTGGTTGAGCGCTTTAGCAAGAAGGCCGAACTCATGGCCAAGATGCAGGAGGGCCCATCGTCCAAGAGCAAGAAGGTGCGTGAGGCTCGTGACTACGACAGAGAAGCAGAAGACGCACGCTACCGCAGTATGGAGAACTGGGAAGGTGTTAACGCTGCCTCATTCCGTGCGGCCATGATCTCAGCGTGTCGTCTGGTTGGGTTTAAGATGACGCTTGCGAAGCTGTCCACGTTTGTGGAAGCTGATGGTTGGGACAAGCAAGACGGCATACCGCTTGTGCGTATCTATGGCAAGAGCGATGTGTACACAGCGCACACTAGAAATGCAACAGGCGTGGTCGATGTACGCTCGCGTCCAATGTATCGTGAGTGGGCGGCCAAACTGCGTGTCAGGTTCGACATGGATCAGTTTAAGATGGTGGATGTAATTAACCTTGTGAGTCGTTGCGGCTTGCAAGTAGGGATTGGTGCAGGCAGACCCGACAGTAAGGCTAGCGCTGGATGTGGGTTCGGTCTGTTCCAAGTAGTGGAGAGCAATCGAGAGGTTGCTGTCAAAGCCAAGTTCAGTATCCAGTAAGCTGAACGCCACAGCAGGCTAGGCTGGGCATGGCGCGGCGCATTTGGGCTGGGCTCTGCACGGTTTGGCACGGCAGGCATGGCGCGGCGAGGCGCGGCTAGGCCCGGAGAGGTCTGGACAGGCAAGGCAGGTAAGGCGCGGCAGGTTTGGGTATGGTACGGCGTAGCACGGCAAGGCAGGCGAGGACTGGCGGGGCGAGGACTGGCTAGGACGAGTGAGGCATGGCAAGGCATGGCAAGGCAGGCACGGCTCGTTATGGCGGGGCTTGGTAGCGACCGGTTTGGCTCGGCAAGGCAGGCATGGATAGGCGCGGATCGGCGCGGTCAGGCTCGACTTGGTAAGGTGTGGTTTGGCACGGCAGGCGGGGTTCGGCGTGGCATGGCGCGGTGCGGCAGGGTTGGGTTCGGCGTGGCACAGCAAGGCAGGCAAGGCTAGGCGAGGCAAGGTTCGGCCCGGTTGGGTCTGGACAGGTATAGCAAGGCAGGCGAGGCGAGGCGCGGTCAGGCGTGGCGTGGTACAGCAAGGTAAGGCAGGCATGGCTCGATTAGGTATGGCGTGGCAGGGCGATGCAGGCATTTTTTAACAAGGAGAAAACTATGAATGAAGAACGTAAATATTTAGAACAGATGGCACGCCAGAACAACGGCGTGCTGATGATTGATGACGTCTTACAGGCGGCGCAGGATGAGGACAACATTCTGCATCGTCACTTTGAGTGGGACGACACCGAGGCGGCCAAGCAGTTCCGAAGGGAACAGGCGCGGTCATTGATTCAGAGATGCAAGATCACAGTGCTGGACAGCACCCCTACCCATGTCCGTGCATTCATCAGCTTGCCCTCTGATCGTGAGGCTGGAGGCGGCTACCGCATGACGGCCAACGTACTTGGCAACGAAGACATGAAGGAAGAGTTTATCCACGACATCCAGTTGACCATCGCACGATGGTCGAAGAAGCTGCACCTGCTTGACATAGACCTTGCCAAGCTGATCGTGCAACTCGACACTGAACTTAAACACCGCCAATTTAAAGAGGAAGCAGAGGCACGCGTATGAGCGATACTATTTTTAACAAAGAGGACTTCGACAACATCTTTGGCACGACCACAGGGTACTTAAAGCCAGACCCTCTTGTGCGCAACGCTGTGCTTGAAGAGGTGGCGCTGGAGTTCGATGCTATGCGTATTGCGTTTGGTGACACAGCCGACAGCTTTGCACGCTATGTGAGGGACATGAAGACATGAGTGGGTTTGCAAAACAACAGCTTGAGATTGGTTCCAAACAACCGGTTCACAAGCACAAGTTGTGCAACAAGTGTGAAGAGATGAAGCCCCCTGAGGGGGGTGTTCAAATGAGCCCGTCCAAGTGGCACTGTGCAGTGTGTTGGACGAGACGAATAACAACAAAGAGCTTGCTCGACGCAGGAGAAAAGAAACGTGAAGAGTAATCACAACATCATTCGTGAGCTACTCAAAAGACACCCCGATGGTTTGAAGGCAAGCGATATGGCTAAGTTTACTGGCATAGACGTTCGCTCTGTCAACAAATCATTGGAGAGTGTGTTTGGTGTGTACATCGATAGGTGGGAGAAGTCAACCCACCGCAACACATTGGCGGCAATCTGGGTCGTCGTTGACGTGCCTGAGAACTGCCCAAAACCGGAAAACACTGGAAGGAGATCGCGTGATGGCAGAAACACCTGAGTGGAAAGTAAAGAAGGCGGTACGGCTGTTGCTTGACAAGCTAGGCGTGTATCACTTCATGCCCCCTGCTAACGGCTTTGGCCGTGCGGGGATACCTGACATCGTTGGCTGTATGGACGGACACTTCATCGCCATCGAGTGCAAGGCTGGCAAGGGGCAGACCACTGCGCTACAGGACAGGGAACTCAACGCCATCCTCAATGCAGGGGGCACAGTGTTCATTGCCCGTGAGCACAACATACCAGACCTAGAACTATTACTGAAGGAGAAGCAAGATGAACTACGAGGACTTTGACGGTTCAATGTCTGAGGCAGAACTGCACCGCAGGGTGACGGCCATGTCAGATGAAGAACAAGAGCATTTCAAACTGCTCATACACAAGCTGGTGATGTGCTATGGCGAAGGCAAAGCGCAAGGCGTTGTCATCATTGGACGCGCTGAAGATGCCATGGCAGGAGTCATTACCCTGAACTGTAATGAGATGGAGGCGTCGCAACTCATGTTGGCGGCAAACGATTTTTTCGGCTTTCTCAACGTCCTAGACGCACCACCCAAGGAGAATTTTAATTGAACACAGAAGAACTAACATCCAAGATGCTGGCGTTCATTGAAACGCAAGATGGTGAGGACATGGACGAGTGGTACGCCACGCACCGTGACTTCGCTTCGACTGTCCTGACTGACTTTGCTGAGTACCTTGGCCTTGAGATGGTTGTGCCTGAGTACATACCGCGCTTGAAGAAGCCAGAGGTAGATCGCAACGAGTTGTTCAAAGCATTGATGCCGCAAATCTGCACGCTGTTTGATATTGAATACAACAAAGCAAAGGAGAAGCTATGAACAGAGAAGACATTATTCGCATGGCACGAGCAGCAGGGGTTCGTGATGATGAACACCGCTTTGAGTTTAGTGCGTACAAAGACCTTGAGTTCTTTGCCCATCTAGTTGCACAACATGTGCGTAAGAGCATTAACGATGAAGCCAAAGCGCATTTGGAAGAACTACGCAAAAACTTTAACGCTGAAAGCGCAGAACTAAGACTGCACATGTGGTCAAAGGAGAAGCAAGTATGACCAAGAAACAAAGAGCATATCTACACATCATCACTTTGCCATTTGTTATTTCAGCGGCAGTTGAATTTTTACCTGCGTGGCTGTATTGGCCTATTGCCGTGATTTGTGGCATGGCATGGCTCGGTGCTTGTGTAAATTTGGCGGAGGTAGACCATGACTAAAGATGAAGCATTAAAACTGGCGCGAAGGGCGTTGTATTTTGCCCATGATGACGGGTATAGCAACGAACTAAGTCACGAAGCCATCACCGCCATTAAAGCCGCACTAGAAGCGAAGGATGAGCCTGTGGCTTGGTTACATACAAAAATTGAAGGAGTGGCTGTTCCGCATCGACCCTCTGATTTAAATAAACACCCTGAAAGATGGGAAGCCTTGTACAAAACACCACAGCGCACATGGGTAGGGCTGACGGATGAGGAGCGCAACGATTGTCTGGTCGAAGCTGACCCATGCGAATGTCTTGCAACACCGGAAGCTGAAGAACTTATGCGGACAGTTGAAGCCAAACTCAAGGAGAAGAACACATGAATTTAAACCAAGGCAAAGTAGCGGGTGGGTTGGTTGACGAACTACTTGAGCTGATTCACAAGTACGACGAAACGCTTTATATGTCGACAGTGATCGGCTGTTTGGAACTCGTCAAGCAACAACTGATTAACGACCACATGGTCGACGAGGACGACGAATGAGCGCCCCATACAAACAGATCATCACGATCGACTTTGCAAAACCAAGTACAATAGAGTACATCACAAACAAAGGAGAAGTACATGCGAAGGTTGGAGTTAGTAGGCAAGGTTTTTGGTAGGCTAACAGTGCGCGGCCCTGCGCCGCGTACCTACCAGACGATGTGGGATTGCGTTTGTGCTTGCGGTAATACAAAAAATGTGTCGGGGATAAACCTTACGTCTGGGCACACACAATCTTGTGGCTGCTTGCGCGAAGAATTGCGCCCCACCTATGCCAAACGGCGCGACAACACAGGCCGTAACAACCCCAGAGCGAAAGCCAGTATCGCATTGAATGGCGGAGACTACGTTTCTTCAGACAGTGTTTGGTACAAGCGCTCAGCAGGCGTGTACTATGCCGCGCGTAAAAACAAAATCAAGATGGGCTTTCGTTCTGTATCTGAGCTTGCCACTTATGTGGTCAGCATTGTGCCGGATAGATGCCCTGTGTTTAAAAAACGCTTTGTTGAGCGCGGCGCTGGGTTTAGTAACTGGTCTCCAAGCATTGACAAGATTGACCCAAAGAAAGGTTATGTGCGAGGAAACATACAAGTCATCAGCATGCTGGCCAACTGCATGAAAAGAAACGCATCACCCAAAGAGCTTCGCACTTTTGCGCAGTGGGTATTAAAGGAGAAGCAATGAGCGCCCCATATAAGCAACTAATAGTTGTGGATTTTGAAACTCGGTGGGACACTAAAGCCGGGTATACTTTACAAAAAATGACAACCGAGGAGTACATACGTGACCCAAGATTCAAAGCCTTTGGAGCCTGCATCCATGAGTACGGCGCAGATAAACCAACCCAGTGGTACAGAGGAGACGAACTCAAACGCATCTTGGGTTGCTATGATCCTAAGACCACTGCTGTTCTGGCTCATAACGCTCAGTTCGATGTGTCTATATTGGAGTGGGTATATGACTGGCACCCAAGCTTCATTTTTGATTCTCTTTCTATGGCTC